CATAGACTGAACAGACATAGATGTTTCATCTAAAATATTTTTAGCGACAGATACGTCAGTTGTAACAGTTCCTGTAATTGCATTAACAGGAGCTTCTCCTATAACCGACAGCATTTGATTCACTGCCTGAAGCTCAGTTGTAGGTGTGATTTGTGTTGCCATTATTTAAAATATACTAATCAAAACGATAACTATAATAACTACTGCCACACTAAGTCTAATCTTATTTTTCTTAGTAAGGTCTTGCCATTTTTGTTTAAGTTTATCCATTATATCCTCTCTTGGTTAAAGTAAGAAAGGGCGTATATTTCAACGCCCTCTCTAAGTGTTTTTGTGTTATAGTATAAAGAAACTATTACGCTTCTTTAATTCCTACAGCCGCTTCTGGTCTAAGAGTTCCGTGCCCCATAGCGTATTTTGCTACCATTAGCGTTCCTTGTCTGCGAATATCGTAATCGGATTCGACAGATAAGTCCATAAGTTTTACCGTACCAACTGCTGAAGGGTGTGACACAAGAGCTACATAAGTTCTTAAGTCTACAGCTTGTGGAGTTGCAGTTGCGGCTGTTGCCGAACCTGCGTCTACTCCTGAAGTTACATTTGTTTCTACAAAGTGAGGAACTGGAATTAAATCAATCCCTGCTACTCTTGCAACTCTGCCTTCTGCGATTGAACCTTTACCACTGAAATCAGCATTGATAACGTTTGTAGCGTTAGCTAATTTGTAGTATTCTTCAAGTCTCATAAAGCATTTTCTGCCTTCACTTGGAACATAATTTGAATCTAACTGCTTAGCCGCAGTAAAGATAGCACCTATCATAGCTGTAGCCGCAGTTGCGTCTGTAGCGTGAGCTATGTCAGCGTCAAATATGTTTGTTGTTACATCTCCACCTGTTACGTTAGGTGTAGACCCTATTGCACATTGACCAATAGTTTGTAAAACGTGCTTATCTTTGACAAAAGCCAAAGCCCTGCCAATTTCGCCTGAGTATGCACTTCTTACGTCCCAATGGTTTTTTGCTTCTTCAATATTACTTAAAAATACTGAAGATGTTAAAAGGTCATTAATTGTAATAACCTTTTCGTTGTGGTTAGCAGTTGAGCCTAAAATTTCTGCTCCTGCCACATGGTAAGCCGCGTCAATTCTGCCCATAACTGGGAAGGTTGCTGACTTGCCATTAGAGATAGAACGAACCATCTCTGCTCCGCCTGTTTTTGAAGCTCTGTCAAAAGAAGTAAGAACTTCTCCTGCAAAAACTTTTAGAAACAATGCGTCTTCTGTACCTGTCGAGTTTATCTGTGGTATACTCGCTGGTGTTGCATTTGCCATAATATATTCTCCTTTAGAATTTATGGTTAGTTAATAAAAGCCTTGTATTTTCAGCTTCTTAAACTAAATTGTCTTCCCGCAGGAAGGTCAAGTTAATCTACTTATTTACTTGGCAGTTGCCACCTATAAAGGTTGCACAACTATTTTTTATTATTTTTCTTCTCAGCTTCTTGAGCCTTATCAAGAAGGTCGTTTATATTCTTTAACGCTAAAGTAGAGATGGTTAATTTATCATATCTATCTTTAATTGTTTCAAGAATATTGTCGTGGTCAGGAATACCTACTGGATTTTTTAAGTAAGTATCAACAACCGAAGTATGTTCAGCAATATCCGCTTCATACTTTTTCTTTAAAGCATATAAAAACATATTACCTCTTTTTCTTTTTGTTTTTCTTCTTCTTCTTATTTTTCTTCTTCTTTGCCATTTCTTCTCTCCTCTCTTAGATGTTACTATTAGCTAATTTATTCTTTACTTCCGTTTGATATGCGGGGTCTTTTGAGTATCTAGGGTCAGACATAGCCTGAGTAACTTGTGCCCAAGATTGAAAACCTTGTTCACCACTCGCACTAGCCTTGCCTTCAACCAACTTAGGTTCACTACCTGTTGATTGAGCATATCTAGCTTTAAGACCTACCACTGCTAACTTAACAGCTTCTAAATCTTTACTATTTACAGCACTATTATATGCTGTCTTCTCAGTTTCGCTTAGATTTTGACCCGCCCACTCAGACATACTATCATACGCCTGTGTTCCGCCAACCAAATCTTTAACGGTTGAGGATTGTTGGTCAGCTATTGCTTGTTGTCCTGCAATAAATCTGTCCACATAATCTTTTGGTATTCCTGCTTTTTGTAATGATTCATAAGAACCATCAGCAAGTTTACCATCTTTAGCATACTCTTCAGCTAAAGAATCCATATTTAAACCTGCACTATCTACAGCCTTTGTAGCTATATCTAAATCAGATTTAGGTTGTTCTTTTAGTTCTGCCTTAGAAACTGGGTCTACTGATTTTTCAGTAGGTTGAGATTGCTCACCAAGTTTTTTTTCTAATTCTGAATATGATTTGACCAATTCATCAACTGAGTTGAATTTTTCAGGCAAACCTTCAGGTTTACTTTGTGTAGGCTTTATCTCTTCCACTGGTTTATCCGCAGTAGTTTCAGCAGGTTGTACTTCTACTCTATCTACCATAATTTATTTCCTTTATTTATTAGGTTGTCATAGCTTTACTTACATTACCCGCAACAGGGGCAACTGCTTTCTCAGCCATTTGCATCATTTGTTGTTGTTGTTGCTGTTGTTGCATGGCTTCTTGTTCAGCCGCTAATTCTTCCTCAGTTTTAATCAAACCTTCCATCTCTATTCCTAAACTTGTAGCGATACGTTTAATTAAATCAGAAGAATTTAATGATTGAACTACTTGTGGATTAACCTGAGCTAGATTAACTATCTCAGCCACAAATTCTCTTAATTTTTGTAAATCATTTCCTCTACCCAATGCTTCAATTCCCGTAATAATAGTAGGTTGAACTGAATCTTTAGGTAATGGTGGAATTTCTTTAGCTTCTTGCATACGTTTCATTAGTATTTTAACTAATGGAAGTTGAAACTCTTGGGATAGTAATGAATAAACACCACCCATACTTGTTTCTAATTGCTCAGCCATATATCTAATTTCTTGAGCTGTTACTCTTTCAGCATCTCTTTGAATTGCTGTGTGTAATAAGAAAGCATAAGACATACGCTCTTCTAACTTAGCTATGCTTCTTTCTACTACTTGTAAATCATATTGTTTTTGAGCTTGTAATACAGTAACATCATCAGCACTACCAGTAATAATGTCACCATTTCTAGTAAGTGATAAATCTCTTTTCTTTGTTACAGCATTAGGTCTGACCATGAATACAATTTTAGAAGAAGCCGCCGCACTTTCAACAAGTGCTTGAGACAATCCTTCTAATGATTTTAAATCTCCCAAAAATTCTTCTACATATCCTCTGCCATAATCTTCAGAATCAACTCTAACCATTCTTAACGCTTGGTATGGGAGTAACTCTTTAGTAAAATTTCCTATTGATTCAGGAATTTTTATTCCATTTACTTCTTGACAAATATAATATTTATCATTTTCTAATTTATAAAGGTGTGTGTATAATTCTATATCTTCATCTTTTTTATAGTCTGCATCAACTATAATTTTACCTCTTGTAACTTCATCTAAACTTAAGGGACTTACAACTTCTTTAATAACAATTTCTAATATATTTCCTGAAGCATCTCTATTACATACATATTGAGTAATAGGAAACACTCTCATTGTTCCATCTTTAGGAAGATAAGTTAAAACATTTCCTGCTACAATTAGATGTTTAAGAGCTTCAAATACGCTCACTCTTAAAGCTAACTGTTCAATCTTTTTAGATACTTCTCTTTCAATACTAGCTAATGATTTTTCTATTTCAGTTTTTAATTCTTTTTGTTGATTTAATTCCTCTTTTGTTTTTCCGCTAACTGATAGTCTAAAAAAAGGGGAATTAGGTGGGAGCAATAAAAGAAGTAATTTTGAGGCTAAGTTATTTACGCCTCTAGCTCCTACTGATTGGAAGGGGTTGTATAATTTACTGGAATTTGAAAAACCTTCAGGTGTGACTAAAGAAGAGATAGTTAATTCGCTACATTCTTGTGCTCTATCTACAAATTTTTCTCTTTTTTCTTTTAATTTTAAATATCGTTCTTTTGCTGTAGGATTAACCTGCATTATCGTATCGTTGCTCTTTTTAGTTGCCATTTATATCCTTACTTATTAAGCTGTATAATTTACGCCTGAATCTGCTGTAGCAGTATTCAATGCTAATCCAGTAGTAAGAGCCGATTTTCCGCTTTTTATAGCTCTTTTCTTTTTCTTCTTCATATCTTTATCGGCAGTTATTAACTCAATAGGTCTTTCCACTGCTTCTACTGCTTGAGAAACCATAGGTGCGGCTACTCTTGAGATAGGTGCAGAAGGTGCTTTTGGTGCTGATAGGCACATATTATTTTTCTATCCTCTCTTTTAACGTGTTAATAAATCTTACCACATCTCTTTGACCTGCTTTAAAATAAACTGTCTTCATATCATCTTTTACTTCAGGTGATTTTTCAGGGTACAATTCATTTAAAAGTTTAACCAAGTCATCAACTTTTTGTGGTAAAACTAAATCTTTATCCATATATTATTCTTCTAAAATGGGCACTTTAGTCCCACAAGCTCCCCGTTACAGTTCCTTTGTTATATTCTGTTGCTCTATTTTCAAAGAAGTTAGCGTGTTCAACGCCATTTAGTACCCAGTCTAACCACCCTAAAGGGTTATGTTTAACTCCATAATTAGGCTTTAATGATAACTGAAGCAACCTTCTATCAGCTATAAACCTAATGTATTTTTTAACTTCTTCTGCTTTTAATCCTCTAATACCACCCATTTGAAAAGCCAAATCAATGAATTTATCCTCTAGCTCTACCATGTCTCTAGCTGTTTGATAGATACTCTTCTTAAATTTTTCTGTCCAAATCTTAGGATTTTCTTTAACCAATGTTTTAAATAATTTAATCATGCTTTCAACATGATGAGTCTCATCTCTAATAGACCATGTAACTATCTGACACATGCCTTTCATTCGACCATATCTTTGAAAATTTAATAACATAACAAAGGAAGCAAATAATTGTAAGCCTTCTCCAAAAGCAGAGAAACAAGCTATATCTCTAGTTAAACCTTCAACTCCTTTACCTTTATCTTTAAATAAATAATCATGTTTATTAGCCATTTCTTTATACTCCTGAAAAGTTTTATAATTTGTAAGTTCAGGCGTTCCAATAGTATCATTTAATAATGAATAAGCATGAGCATGATTAGCCTCAGCAGTAGCAAAAGAAGACAACATCATTCTAATTTCAGGGGGTTTAAATTTAGGTATATAATTATCAAGATATGCTTGAGCTATATCTACATCTCCCTGAGTAAAGAATTTTAATATTTGATTA